TGCAACAGGAGAAACTTCCTGGGACACAACAGTTAAAACAACAGGAACCTTTACAGCAACAGCTGGTGTAGGTTATTTTTTAAATACAACCGGTGGAGTTATAACAGTTAACTTACCTGTCGGTGCTGCTGGAAGTTCAGTAGCTCTTGCAGATTACGCAGGTACTTGGCAAACAAATAATGTTACTGTTAATGCTAATGGAACTGAAAAGATTGGTGGAGTAGCATCAGTTGCGGTAACTTTAAGTACAGAAGGACAAGCAGTCACTTTTGTTTATATAGATGGAACTCAAGGATGGGTAAATGTTTTAGATTCAACTTCTAATGTTAGAGCTAATGCTTATATAACAGCAACAGGTGGAACTCCTTGTACAGGAGCAATATCTGGTAATTGTAAAATTCACACATTTACAGGTCCAGGAACCTTTGCAGTTTCAGCGGCGGCTGCTTGTGCAGCTAATAATGTAGTTTCATATATGGTAGTAGCAGGTGGGGGATCAGGTGGAACAAATCCAGGAAATGCTTCTGGAGGAGGAGGTGCAGGTGGTTTTAGAGAATACAAAAGTCCAGTTACACCTTATACAGCTAGTCCTTTAGATGGTAATCCAGGAGGTACAGCAATTACAGTTTCTGCAACACCTTATGCAATAACAGTAGGTGGTGGTGGAGCTTCAGTATCTACTTCTGAAAATGGAAATAATGGTAATCCCTCAACTTTTTCATCAATAACTTCAACAGCTGGTGGATATGGTTCAACTGGTTCTGGTGGAGGAGTAGTCGGTGGTCCAGGAGGTTCTGGAGGTGGAGCAGGTGGTGGTGCAAGAAGTACAGCAGGAGGAACAGGAAATACACCTCCAGTAAGTCCAGCACAAGGTTTTAATGGAGGTACATCCTCTACACCCCCTGCACCAACTGATAACCCAGGAGGTGGTGGAGGTGGAGCAACTGTGGTAGGTACTCCAGGAACTGCCTGTAATGGTCCAGGAGGAGCAGGAGCAACAACATCAATTTCAGCAACCCCAACAGCTTATGGTGGTGGTGGTGGAGCAGCAGGATCAGGTCCAAACCCAACAGCAGGAACAGGTGGAACTGGCGGTGGTGGAGCAGGTGGTGCTGCAGGTGTAGCAGGAGGAGTTAATACAGGTGGAGGTGGAGGTGGAGCAGGTCCATCAGCTCCAAAAATATCTGGCGCAGGCGGATCAGGCGTAGTAATAATAAGATACAAATTTCAATAATTAATATGCATTTACAACAAACAATAAATAATATATAAGGAAACAATTATGGCACACTTTGCAAAACTAGGATCAAACTCAAAAGTTATTCAAGTATTAACTTTGAATAATGGAGATATGCTGAATGGGGATGGCGTTGAAGATGAAACAGTAGGACAACAATATTTAGAACGACACAATAACTGGCCTGCTCAAATGTGGATTCAAACATCTTACAATACACAAGGCGGTACACATACACTAGGTGGAACTCCACATAGAGGAAACTATGCAGGTATAGGTTATATTTGGGATGAAGATAATAATATATTCTATCCTAAAAGCCCTTATCCTTCATGGGTTTTAAATACTACAACAGCGACTTGGCATTCACCGATTGGTGATGCTCCCGATGATCTAACTGATGAAGAAATAGCAGCTAGAACTCATTATGTGTGGAATGAAGGCACTGGCGCTTGGGACAAGACAACTCCCGAAGCATAATTTTATTGACAGTTTAAATAAATAATATTACTTATGGTGGTAGGTATGCAAAAGAAAGTATTATCAGAAATAGCTTTATATTACGGCGATGTAGCGATGCCGAAAGGTTTTGAAATAGACCGAGACAAACTTCAATCAGACACTTTAAAATCACAAATCAATAATAAAGATTTTCCCTATTCAAGAGAATGGGATAAACTTAATACTTATTTAAGAGAACATATTAATGTGGAATATGGTTTTCAATTAGTTAATAAAGCAACGTGGGGAAATGTTTATAAACCCAAAGAAATTTCTATTCCTTTACTCAATATAGATCCAGTTGATTTAAGAAACTCTCCAGATTACACCTTGTTATATGGAGTAAACGTTAAAGACTGCAGCGTTAGAATTCACTATGACGACAATAGAAGAGCAGGAAGATCTTGGGATATTCCGTTAAAAAATAATCAATTTATTATGTTCCCCTCAACTAATATGTATTACATCACCAACAATCAAAAAGATTCCCTTAACTCTATCTTAACTATTACTAATGAATTTATCTAATTACTTTTGGTATTTTAAATCTGCACTAACACCTAAATTTTGTGATGAAGTTATTAAGTATGCATTACAACAAAAAGACGGTATTGCTCGTACCGGAGGATTTGACAAACCAAAATTATCCAAAGAGGATGTTAAAAACATTCAAAGAAAAAGAAGGTCAGATTTAGTGTGGATGAATGATACTTGGATTTATAAAGAATTACATCCATATGTTCACAAAGCAAATAAAATGGCTGGTTGGAATTTTGACTGGGATAGATCAGAATCTTGTCAGTTTACAAAATATAAAGAAGGTCAATATTATGATTGGCATTGTGATAGTTGGGACAAGGCCTACAAAAGAAAAAATAAAAACGACCCAGATAATGGTAAAATTAGAAAGCTATCTATGACCTGTCAACTAACCGATGGTTCAGAATATTCTGGTGGTGAACTAGAATTTGATTTTAGAAACTATGAACCTCATCAAAGAGAGGAATCTAAACACTTAAGAAAAGCAACGGAGATATTACCCAAAGGAAGTATTATTGTTTTCCCTAGTTTTCTGTGGCATAGAGTTAAACCAATAACGAGAGGAACGAGATATTCACTTGTCTTATGGCATTTAGGATATCCATTTAAATAATGTATATAAACGAATATTTTAAAACACCAATTTGGACAGAAGAAAAACCAGAGTTTGTTAAATCCTTAAATAAAGCTAGTGATAAATATATTAAAGAAGCTAGAAAAAATCAAAAAAAATATATTAAACAATACGGCGACTTTGGAACTAGCTATCATTCAACGCCCTTGACGATGGATAATGATTTTTTAGATTTAAGAAATTACATTGGACAAAAGTCTTGGGAATTTTTAGACCATCATGGATATGATATGCCACAATATCAAACGATGTTTTCTGAAATGTGGGTACAAGAATTTTCTAAAAAAGGTGGTGGTCATCATTCAGCTCACGTCCATTGGAATCAACACGTCTCAGGTTTCTATTTTCTAAAATGTAGCGACAAGACTTCTTATCCTATCTTTCACGAACCGAGAACCGGGGCAAGAGCTACCAAATTAAAAATGAAACCAGAATTAAAAGGGGTCTTCCTTGGAACAGAGCTGGTTAATTTCAGACCGAAACCAGGAACATTAATTATCTTTCCAGGATATCTAGAACACGAGTATGCAGTCGATCACGGCAAAGCACCTTTCAGATTTATCCATTGGAACATAACTGCTATTCCTAAAGAGATGGCTAAAAATGTTTAAGAAAGATAATTATACTATGGAAATTTTTAATGTGTTTTCCAAAGCAGAATGTGTTGATGTACTCAATCAATATAATAAAAATTTAAAAGAAAATGTGTTTTATAAAGATGCCAATATAGATTGTTCTAAGTTTAAATATATTAAAAAAATCAATAATTGTATTGAGGTATATAAAAAAGAATATCCGGCAATAAATTTAACGGCCTCTAAATGGAGATTAGATCGTTTAACCTTTAAAGCATTTTTAAATGGAAAAAATTTTGCCCCCTGGCATTCTGAACATTCTATGAGTTATCCCCATAGAATGCTTGCTTTACAAATTTACTTAACCAATCATAATTGTGGAACTGAATTTTTTTCAAAAAAAATTATAAAAAGTGAGATGGGAAAAGTTTTATTATTTCCAGCTTATTTTACACATACTCATCGAGGTCAATCTTGCCCTGAAAAAAAAGATAGATATATCATTACAGGTTATTGGTTATTTTATGAAAAAGGAAAAAAAGAAAATGTTGCCCACGCTTCCTCAACATAAATATCATCACTTCGGACCTTACTTGGCAGAAATGCCAGTTGATCCCAGTTACTGTGATAAATTGTTAAAGCTAGGAAAAAAATTAAAAACTTCTTATCGCGAACATTTAATTGGGAAAATCTTCCATGAGTATCTTTATCCTTTAGACACGGAACCTTGGATTTTTAATGAGTTTCAAATTTATGTTAATACTTGGATCGAAGGGTTTAAAAAATTCTCTAATCAACCCAACTTTAATCCTCAGTATCAATTAACACGTATGTGGATTAATAAAATGAAAGCAAAAGAATATAATCCTATCCATATTCATACCGGTTGTGATTTATCTTTTGTTCTATGGTTAGAAGTACCTCAAAAAATGCTTGATGAATCTAAAAACAAAGAAATTACTGGACCCAAACCTGGGGATACAGGATTTCTCCATGGGGAAGACAACTGGAGTGTGGTTTCCGAACAACATATTTCTCCCCGTGTTAATACTTTAATGATATTTCCTTCTACTTTAAGACATCAGGTCATACATTTTGATTCAAAAGTTACTAGAATTTCAGTGTCTGGAAATATTAAGTTTATATGAGTTTTAAAAAAAATAAATATTGTATTATTCGTCAAGCTATCTCCAAAGACTTAGCTACTTTCACAGCAAATTATTTTGCAATGAAAAAACAGGTTTATGATACCTGTCGACAAACAAGGTTTATTTCTCCCTATGAAAATTTATTAGGTGAGTATGAAGGAGCAGATGGTCAGATCCCACATACCTATTCAAGTTATTCAGATATCGCTATGGAAACTTTAATGTTAAAATGTCAACCTATTATGGAAAAGACGACAGGATTAAAATTAAACCCTGCTTATACTTTTGCCAGAATTTATAAAAATGGGGATGTTCTTAAAAGACATAAGGACAGGTTTAGCTGTGAGATATCTACGACAATGAATCTTGCAGGAGACCCCTGGGCACTCTATCTTGAGCCTTCTGGTAAAGAAGGACTAAAAGGAATTAAAGTAGATTTAAAACAAGGAGATATGCTGGTCTATAGTGGCTGTGAACTAGAGCATTGGAGAAATAAATTTAAAGGTAAAGAACATATTCAAGTATTTTTACATTATAATAATCGCAAGACACCAGGAGCTAAGGAGAATATGTTTGACAAGCGACCTCATT